GATTACATACAACAGATTGACTGGAATGAGTGTGTTTGCTGTGGTGAAGTGTGGAAAATTGTATCGTTTTTTGACCCTGCTGAAGATGAAGATGAAACAGGTGAAACAAGAGAATTTTGGCTTGATGTAATTAAAGCTCAGGATGCTGAAGACACATGATGGAAGTTTCCTATGTTGACCACATGGGCAGCGACTTAACTGTAGTCAATGCTGCCAGAGTTTCCTACGACAAGATAAGTAGTAAGTTCAAATACGAAGATGAACGCCTCATCAAATACCTTGCTAAACATGGGCATTGGTCACCCTTTGCCCATGCGTTTTTACAATTCAGAATAAAAGCTCCTATCTTTGTTGCACGGCAGTTAGCCAAGCATCAGATAGGATTGTCTTGGAATGAAGTGTCACGGCGATATGTCGATAATGAACCTGAGTTCTTTACTCCATCAAGCTGGAGAGGACGACCACAAAACAGCAAACAAGGAAGTAGTGGTACGGTTACACATTCTAGACCAGACAAATGCATAGCCAAGGTTCATGCCTTGGCACTTAAAGAATACAACACTCTACTCAAATATGGGGTAGCTCCAGAACAAGCTAGGATGGTGCTGCCGCAAACCATGATGACAGAGTGGGTATGGAGTGGGTCTTTACACGCCTTTGCTCGAATTTGTAGCCAACGGCTAGACCCACATTCTCAAGAAGAAACAAAAGTGATTGCTTCTTCGATATTTAATAACTGTGAAAAGCTATTTCCTAGCAGTTGGTCAGCTCTCACAGAAAACATAGTTCTCTCCTAGATTAACTAGCCTCACCTTAATTGGTGGGGCTTTTTTTTCTTTATTGCTAGTGATAGATATAAATTATGTCTAACCATACTATTCGTAAAGTTAATAGCCATAATTGGGCTGAATTCGGTAAGCTGAAGTCAGTTGAAATCGAAGAAAAATACCTCGTAATCACTAACGAGGATGGTGAAGTCAGACGCAAATCAAAAGTCTATGCTTCTTGGACCTCTAGTAAAGAAAAGCTAGAAAGGATGAGAGGGCAAAGCATCATTACTTGTGCGCCAGCTGATAGACCCTTCAGCTGCCTAGAATGGTTTTCGGATGCTATTCTCAATGAGTCCTATACTTCTTACAGAGAAACTGAAAACGGTATAGAAGAAATACCACACAGACTTTTACACGCTCCAAAAGCTGCTAACGAAGAAACACGTCAGCTTCTTTGGTCAGCAAGAATTCAAAAACAATTTGCTGTCGAAAATGCCGAGAGATTAGCTCGTTACAACATCAATCTTCTTGAGCAAATGAACCAAGAGCTTGAAGAAGAAAACTCAATGCTGTCTAAGAAAGACAAAGCCTCACTTGAACGTCATGCGCAAGAAGTCAGAGAGGCTGTTCCAAAGTGGTTAGAAGCAGATGAAATGAGGTTCTTCCGTATCGTAGGTGACCGAGGTCGAGATAACAGCAAACTTCTTCACTTCGATAAAGAAATAGCTATGCGCTATCGTATCGATACCACCAAGATATCTAAGGTGCAGATTGCTGTTAGAGAATACTTAGATAAGAACTTTATCCTTGGTGACATCATAGACCCCAATGGTGTTGGTATTAGGTCTTTACCTCAGCCAATTAAATTAGCTGTCTTCCGTTTGCCAGATGAAAACGCTTGGGGAGTAAAAACTGTAAGACCATATTACAAGCCTAAGACATGGTACAGATTAGAACGTAATTTCTTAGGTGACCGTAAGGATGTAAAAGAACCATTAGATTTTTGGTTTGGTATCTACGACAAAGTTCTTAAAGAAATTGATACCTAAAAGAAAGACGACCAGCGTCTAGAATATACATCCCTCCACTGGTCGCCCAAAATAAGACAGCCTGAGCTGCCGAGCACGAACAGGGTACTTTTCAGTGCCTACCGCCCTATGCCTAAATCTAATATAAGATTTTAGAGCTAATAATTCAAGTAAACTATTGTTTAACAGTCATTAAGCAGGGGGGGACCTTATAGGAGAACGGAATAGAGAATAACTAAAGATACCATAGTATCCATAGCTCTCCTTCAACTACTACCTAATAACTAACCAAAGACCAAAGATACCTAAGATAACCGTTAAGAAGAAGGTATACATACGTCTACGTCTGTATCTGGAGTGACCTCTGGTGGCGTAGGTGACTAAGGTTGGGGAGTTGTAGTTAGTGTTGGTCTTCATATTCTTAAGATAAGAAGGTGAGCTGGGGTGTTCAAGTCCCGATTTTGAACAAAGACAAAAAGCCCCATCCAGACAAATTTCTCAAATGGCCTAATGTCTGAATAGTGTACAGTAATCCTGAATAAGCGATTAAGTGTCGCTTGCTCTAAGTTATCTATATATTACAGTCACTTAGCTCCTCAGGCACATCCAGACTGGTTCCATACCTGTCTAAAAACACCCCCAGTACCCTCAGATTACAATCAATTTCAAAAGTAAGGCTAAAGGTCGACCTTGTTGTTGTTGTTATTGACCTTCGCAACCAGAGTCCACCCCCGAAACCAAGGATAACCAAAATGGCATTAGAAAGTGCAACTACCATCAATCAGTTGGTCGTTACAAACCCTGTAGCTACTGACGGTCTCTCACAAGCTGATGACCATCTTCGCCTTATCAAGTCTACAGTCAAAAACACATTTCCAAGTGTGACAGGTGCAATTACCGCAAGTCATACTGAAATAAACACAGTAGCAGATGGAAACACAGCGGCTACCTCAACAACCTTAGTCGATGCAGACCGTGTGGTCGTTAATGACGATGGAACCATGGTCCAAGTGGCTATGAGTGATTTACAGACATACGTTAACAGTAATCTCAGTGTCCAAACGTCTCAAATAGACGATGCAGCAATCACCACAGCAAAGATAGCTGACAGTTCTATAACTGCTGCCAAACTTGCCTCAGGTGCAGCCTTTGCAGCAGGGATGCTCATGCCTTACGCAGGAGCCTCAGCCCCCACAGGCTGGCTTATGACTTACGGACAAGCAGTAAGCAGAACGACTTATGCTGACCTTTTTGCTGCAATCGGAACCACATATGGTTCAGGTGACGGTTCTACAACTTTTAATCTTCCTGACCTTCGTGGTCGCACTATCGCTGGTCAAGACGACATGGGCGGTACATCCGCAAATCGCTTAACTAACCAAACTGGAGGTCTAGACGGCGATACCCTAGGTGCTGCTGGTGGTGCTGAGACACACACTCTTACTACTGCCCAAATGCCAGCTCACGAGCATGAAATCACAGGTAGAATGAGAAGAGACGGTGGAGGTTCACCGGGGGGATACTTTCCACATGGCTCGTCCTTCGGTACTTGGAGAGACATCGATGGCACTCATTTAGACCTTACTGCAGGAAGCACAGGGGGTGGCGGCGCACACAACAACGTCCAGCCAACTATCATCTTAAATTACATCATCAAGACCTAATGCCATGGCTATTTTACCAATCAGAAACCTAGGTTCATCTGGGGTTATTACTGACGTTAGTTCTTATAATATTCCTCTAGATGCTTTCAGTACCGCAATTAACGTCAGGTTTGATGAAGGCAAAGTTAGCCGCAGCCCAATCTTTAGAAACATCAAAGACAGCTTAGGTTTCACACCAAGATTTACCTACGGAATTGTTCCGTCTTCTGGTTTCGACAGTGTGCTGATGATTTCAGACGATTGGTCCATCAATGAATATACCTCTGGAGTAGTAACAGACAGAAGTGGTTCCATTACTGGGTCTTCTGACCCACGGCCTTATACAGGGACTAGTCTTGCAGATGTTACTTACATCAATCGTCCAGACCGAGTTCCAGTATACAGACTACCTAGCGGCACTAATTTTGCTGATTTACCAAACTGGGACTCAACATGGAGAGCATCTGCACTGAGGTCATATGGGGACCAACTGGTAGCTCTTAACTTAACTGAAGGCACTAACAATTTTCCAACCAGAGTAAGATTTAGCCATTTGACTGAGGCAAACTCAGTACCCGATTCATGGGACGAGACTAATACCACAAAGTCCACAGGCTTCAACGACCTTGTTCAAATCAAAACAGAAATCAAAGATGGAGCTACTTTAGGCACAAACTTTATTATCTACGCCAGTGACCAAGTATGGCTCATGGAATTCGTAGGTGGCACATTCGTCTTTAACTTCAGGAAGCTTTTTACTGACGCAGGAATAATTAATCAGAATTGTGTGGTGGAAGTAGAAGGTAAACACTATGTCTTTGGTCCCTTTGATATCTACGTCCACGATGGAACCTCAAAGCAAAGTATCTGTGATGAACGAGTAAAGAACTTCATTTTCAGTTCTATCAATAACCAAGACGCAGACCGCTGCTTTGTGCAGCACAACCCAACGCTCAACGAGATTTACTTTTGTTATAAATCAGGCGACCAATATGTTGCTTTTCCAAATGCTGACCGCTGCAATCGAGCGGCAGTTTATAACTACCGCAATGACACATTTTCATTTATCGATTTACCAAACGTCAGCAGTGGAACGGTTGCAAACGTTAACTCAGTAGCAACCTATGCTACCAGCACAACAACTTATGACCTCACTGGTGGAACTTATTACCAGCAGGAAGATAGCTACAATAAGCACACCCTTATGGTGGGTGAAAGTCAGTCTACTGATGGCCTGTCTAGCGATAAGCTTTACGGTATAGATTTGTCTGATGAAGGCCAGATAGCTTTTGATTTAGATACCGAAGCTACCAAACCAATACTTTTGGAAAGAACTGGTCTGGACTTAGACGAAGCTGGTCTAGGAGCTAATCAATATGTGGTCTGCACTAGGATTTACCCACAAACCAATACTGTTAACTCAACGGAT